TACTACGCATACGCTTCTTCAAATGTTCATGACCATTGGATGTGGATAAGTGGTGACGAGGGAAATGCTATTCACCTTGGAGATGATATTTACGCATTGTCTGGTGAAGATGGTTCTTCTCCTCGTAGACAATCTAAAGTTACCTTGCAGTCTGTTTTTACAGGTAAGGCTGCTGGAACATATACTATCTATACAGCATCTGGTTCGGGAGATACTCGTACTCATAATGGTGTTTTAAATAGAAACCCAGCAAATACCTCTGGTGATATGTCTAACCACAACACACGATCTATGTTCTGGGCAATGGAGGTCTTATACACATGATATTAGATATTTTAATCGCATTAGAACCAAGTAAAGAGTGGGCATATACAGGTACAGATGCTAGTACAAAAGCAAAATTCAAAGAAAACTTTTCTCTTGCAGAAGCAGATTGGAGTTTTACTTGGGCTGAATTTCAAGCGAAACAGAAAGAAATTACAGATGCCCAACCATTAAAGTTATTGCGTGAGGAACGTAATAGACGTTTAACTGAAACTGATTGGACACAAGGTAATGACGTACCTAGTAGCATTAAATCAGATTGGACTACCTATCGTCAGGCACTTAGAGATATCACAAAAAGTGCTACCTCACTAAATGATGTTACATGGCCCACTAAACCATCGTAATAAATAAAAGTATAAAAGGATAATGGAAAAATAACATGGCAGCGATTATTACAGAAAAGTTTAGATTGCACAATGCAGAACAGTTTCAAGAATCGTTCTCTGAAGCAGCTAAATCTACATACTACCTTTTCATAGGTAAGAGTTCACCGTTTACAACCAGTACATCTGGTGGTAACGACAACGCACCCCCAACCCCTAAAGACGATATAACAACAGAATTTTATAAGTGGGATTCAATGCTTGCTGCTAAACTGATTTCTTCTTCTGATGTTTCTTTTGTTGTACCTCGTAGGAACTGGGCAAACAATACTACTTACGACATGTACGAACATGACATAAGTGCAAGTAATACTACAACTAGTGGTGCGTCAAACTTATTCGATTCAACATTCTACTTTATGACTTCTGATTACAGAGTATATAAAGTACTTGACAACAACAACGGTGTAGCATATAGTGGTGCAGAACCTACATCTGAAGTTACAGGCCCATTTGAATTGGGTGGATATACTCTACAGTATATGTACAAACTTACAACTTCAGAAGTTCAGAAATATCTTACTTCAGATTTTATTCCAGTATCAACTGACTCTTCAGTTGGTGCAGCTGCAGTTGACGGTTCAATCGACACGGTTCGTGTGACTGCTGGTTCTGGTTATACAGACGGAACATATTATGCAGCGATTGACGGTGACGGCACAAATGCTGGTGGAGCATCTGGTGGTGTTGTTGAGATTAAAGTTAATGGTGGTGCAATTGTAAAACAAAGTTCAACAGGTTCAAATGTTTATGCAGCTGGTGCTGGGTATACATTTGGTGTAGTTGATTTAGGTACAGTGTTTAGTAACACAGGATTAACCACAGCTGCAAATATCGGTTCTGGTTCTGGTGGTAAAGTAGAACCAATTATTTCACCAAAGGGTGGACATGGTGACGATGCAGTAAAAGAACTTGGTGGACATTATGTAATGATGAACGTCAAACTTGAACAAGCAGAAGGTGATGACTTAACAATCGCAAACGACTTTAGAGAAGTTGGTATTGTTAAAGACCCTTACAATTTTGGTACGACAACAGTTTCTAGTGCGTCTACTCGTAGACAAACATATGCAGTTAAACTTGCAGCAAACCCATCTGCCCCATATGAGATTGATGAAAAGATTACTCAATCGACTACAGGTGCAGTAGGAAGAGTTGTTGAGTTTGATTCAACAAATAACATCATTTACTATTTGCAAGAACAATACGCAAACTATGGTATTGCTTCATCTGGTAATCATGTTCCATTTAGTGGTGCATTCACAATTACTGGTGCAACCTCTGGTGGCGCTGCGGCGGTATCGTCAACAAATTCACAAAACGTAACATTATCTGGTGGTTCAACTTTAACATTTACAAGTGGATATGCTAACCCAGAACTTGCAGCAGATAGTGGACACATTCTATATGTGGAAAACAGACGCCCAATTTCAAGAGCATCAGACCAAACAGAAGATATTAAAATTGTAGTGGAATTCTAAAACATGGAAAAGACAAACCTTAATGTCAGTCCATACTACGATGACTTTACTGAAGATAAGAATTTTCATAGGGTATTATTTCGCCCTGGCTTCTCAGTACAAGCTCGTGAACTGACACAACTCCAAAGTATTATGCAGAACCAAGTCGAAAGATTTGGTCGTCACATGTTCAAAGAGGGAACAGTAGTAATTCCAGGCGCAACTGGTTTTACAGATGAATACTATGCAGTAAAACTTCAATCATCAATTTCTGGTGCAGATATATCTGAACAGATTCAAAGTTATGTTGGTAAAAGAATTACTGGTAGAACAAGTGGTGTTGTTGCTGAGGTTGTCGAAGCAGTCGCTGCAACTACTACAGAC